GTTGGCGCGGCCACAAAACTCTTCTAGGCGTAGGGCCGCCTAGGTTCCTTCTCAAAAACGAACGCCGGATCAGTTGACGCTGACCCGGCGCTCTGACCATCCCAACTAAACCGGAGTTGAAATGGCTGACGCGGACTATACCGCGGCGGCAGGGCATCGCTTTGCCCAGCTTCCGCTGCAGCTCCCGCAAGGGCCGGAAGACGCTCAAACGATGGCTCACCGAAAACCCGCCGACGTCGAACTGGGCGCGCTCAATCAGCAGCAGGCTGCAGCGCTACTGGGCGTCACGGCCCGAAGCCTGCGTGACTGGGCCGATGCTCCGCGAAATGGCGACGGAACTTATGACGGGCCGATGCTCGTCCAGTGGTACGTCGCACGCGAACGCGGCCTGATCGGCGAGTACGACACGCAGCGCGAGCGCCTCGCCGCAGCCCAGGCCGAGAAGGTCGAGGCCGAGAACGCGGTGCGCCGCGGCGAGCTCGCGGAGCTCTCGGCCGTGGCCGAGCAGTGGTCGGCGCATATCCACGCCGCGCGCGCCAAATTGCTGTCGATGCCGGCGAAACTTGGACCGCAATTGACCCATGTCGCAGACCCGACCGTCATCGCCGCCCGCATCCGCGCCGAGGTCTACGCCGCGCTCGTCGAGCTCGGCGGCACCGATGACGACGACACCGACACCGAAACCGCCGCCCGCGACCGGCGACGTGCGCGCGCTCCTCGAGCGCGTGCGCAGGTCGTGGAGCCCGCCGCCTGAACTGACCGTCTCGGACTGGGCCGACCGTTACCGCCGTTTGTCCAGCGAGGCGAGCGCAGAGCCCGGTGCCTGGCGGACCGATCGCGCGCCATACCAGCGCGGGATCATGGACGCGATCTCGGACCCGCTGATCCGCGAGGTCTGGGTCATGAAGTCGGCGCAGGTCGGCTGGACCGAGATCCTGAACAACGTGGTCGGGTTCCACGTCCACCAGGACGCGGCGCCGATGCTGCTGGTGCAGCCGACGCTCGAGATGGCCGAGGCGTGGAGCAAGGACCGCCTCGCGCCGATGATCCGCGACAGCGCGGTGCTGGCCGAGCGCATCGCCGACCCGCGCTCGCGCGACAGCGGCAATACGCTGCTGCACAAGAAATTCGCGGGCGGGCACTTGACCGTGGCGGGCGCGAACTCGCCGGCCTCGCTCGCCTCGAGGCCGATCCGCATCGTGCTGTTCGACGAGGTCGACCGTTACCCGGCGAGCGCCGGCACTGAGGGCGACCCGATCTCGCTCGGCAAGAAGCGCACGCAGACCTTTTGGAATCGCAAGGTGCTCGCGGGGTCGACGCCGACGATCAAGGGCAGCTCGCGCATCGAGGTCGGGTTCGAGTCCGGTGACCAGCGCTTCTACGAGGTGCCGTGCCCGCACTGCGGCACGTTCCAGCGGCTTGTCTGGTCGCAGGTGCGCTGGCCGGACGGCCAGCCGGAGCTCGCCGCCTACGTCTGCGTGAGCTGCGGCGCGGAGCTCGGCGAGGCTGACAAGCTGCAGATGCTGCAGGCTGGCCAGTGGGTCGCGACGCGGCCCGGGCGCGGGATCGCGAGCTTCCACATTTCCGAACTCTACTCGCCGTGGTCGAGCTGGGCCGAGATGGCCGTCGCGTTCGTCGCCGCGAAGCGCCTGCCCGAGACGCTGCAGACCTGGATCAACACCTCGCTCGGCGAGACCTACGAGGAGCGCGGCGAGGAGGTCAAGGCGCAGGGACTGGCCGCGAGGCGCGAGCCGTACACCGCGCAGCGCATCCCGGCCGGCTGCGTCCTGCTGACCGCGGGCGTTGACGTGCAGGACGACCGCCTCGAGCTCTCGGTCTGGGGCTGGGGCGCGGACGAGGAGGCGTGGCTCGTCGAGCACCGCGTGCTCCCGGGCAACCCGGGCGCCGAGGCGCTCTGGGCCGACCTCGACGCCGCGCTCGCGGTGCCGCGATCGACCGAGGACGGGCGGCGGCTGCTGATCGAGGCCGCGGCCGTCGACAGCGGCGGTCACTACACGCAGCAGGTCTACGCCTACGCCGCGCGTCGCAAGGCCCGGCGCATCTGGGCGATCAAGGGCGCGGGCGGGTTCGGGCGGCTCATCTGGCCGAAGCGCGCCGGCAGGGCAGGGCGCACCGCGGCGCAGGTCTGGATCGTCGGCGTCGACACCGCGAAGGACGTGCTGTTCGGGCGCCTGAAGCGCGTGGCCGAGCCCGGTGCCGGCTACCTGCACTTCCCGGCGGGCGTCGACGAGGCGTACTTCGAGCAGCTCACGGCCGAGACGCTGATTTACCGCGTCGTGCAGGGCCGGCGGGTGCGTTCATACCGCCCCAAGGCGGCCGGAGCGCGTACCGAGGCGCTTGACTGCCTGGTGTACGCCTACGCCGCCTTCGTCGGCCGTGGCGGGCCGCAGGTGCTGGCGCATCGCGCCCGGCACCTACCCGCGCCGAGCGCGCCGGACCCGGTCGCGGAAGCGCCGGAGGCGGCGTCTGAGCCGATCCTGTCACAACCCGAGCCGCAGGCCGTCCTGCCGCGCCGGGCCGCCCGCGCGCCACGTCGCGGCGGCTGGATGAATTCCTGGAGGTAACGCAATGACCGTCTCCGTCGACAGCTTTGCCGAGGTGCTGACGTCGTCCACGATGACGCGGCCGGACAACACGACCGCCTACGCCATCGGCGACCTCGTCGCCAACAACGCGACCGCAGGCAGCGTCGTCGCGCTCGAGTGGGCGGACGCCTCGCGCGAGTCGCGCGTCGTGCGCATTGAGCGGGTTCGGGTGCGCAAGAGCAACACCGCGACCGCTGGCGCGAGCTTCCGCGTTCACTTCTACGCCGCGCCGCCGGGCACGCCTACCAACGGCGACAACGGCGAGTTCGTCACGCCGATCGCGAATTGGGCCGGCTCCGCGGACGTAGTAGTCGACCGCGCCGGCACCGATGGCGCGATCGGCGCGGGCGTGTCGCTCACCGGCACGCCGATTACGGTAAAGGTCGGCAGCAACAAGAAGCTCTACGCGCTGATCGAGGCGCGCGCCGCATACACGCCCGCAGCCCTTGAGACCTTCACGATCCAGCTCGAGGCGTATCGGTTTTAAGCCATGCTGCCCCACCTGGTTCCAATATTTCTCGGCGCGCGGGCGTTTAATCCGTCGCAGCTATTTGCGGGCGGCGCACCCGGTGCCTGGTACGACTTCACCGACCTCTCGACGATGTTCCAGGACAGCGCCGGCACCACGCCCGTGACCGGCGTCGAGCAGGCCGTGGGGTTGATCCTCGACAAGAGCCGGGGGTTGGCGATTGGGCCGGAGTTGGTGACGAATGGGAATTTCAGCAACGGCACGACGGGGTGGACGACTCAGAACGGCTCGACCGCGATCACCGTAACCAATGGTGAAGCGGAACTTGCTGCCGGCACCTATGCGCAACAGTCGGGCCTGACGTTCGCGATCAACAAGACCTACCTGCTGCAATTCCTCGTTCGCAGCAGCGGCGGCGTTTCGCCGCGCATTTCGATCTGCACCGGAAACTTCTTGGCAGGCGAGCAGGTTGTCACGACGATTCCCGTCGCGTCCTACGCGACGCAAAGGTTGTTTACCGCCTACTTCACGCCGTCAGGTGCCAAGAGCGTGTTGGTGTTCAAAGAGGACACTGGTGCTGGCGGAACGATGTTCATCGACAACATCTCCGTCCGCGAAATCGCCGGCACCCACGCGATCCAGGCGAGCAGCGCGAGCCGGCCGGTGCTGCGGAATCGGTATAACCTGCTGACGTGGTCGGAGGACTTCAGCAATGCAATCTGGCAGAAGCTTGCGTCCGGAACGGGCGTAGCGCCAACGACTACAAACAACTACGCCGCGGCTCCCGATGGCACGACGACTGCCATTCGAGTGCAGTTTGATCTTGGGGCAACGCCGGCTACGGCGGTGTCGCGTATTTTTTACAACGCGAACGACGGGCGCACGGCGCTGCGCACGAAGCGCGTTTGGCTGCGCACGAACGACAGTTCAACCAAAACGCTGTACTTCCAAGGCCCCAACGCCGGGGAACCAAACATTACGGTCACCGGTACGTGGGCGCAGTTTGTTGTGGCCGACACAAGCGCGCAGGTTGCCGCTTACAGCCAGCTTCAGTTTGGTCTGGACGGCAGCAAAAGCACGAGCAATAGCGCCGATATTCTGGTCTGGCATCCCGAAATCGTCTTGACGGCGGATGCGGCCTTCCCCTACCAGCGCATCGAAGCCGCGACCGTCTACGACAGCGACGCGACCAAGTTCCCGCTCTACCTCGCGTTCGACGGCTCCGACGACAGCCTCTACACCGCTGCGAACCTCGACCTCTCCGGCACCGACAAGGTGACCGTGTTCGCGGGGGTGACGAAATTGTCGGATGCGGCGACGGGGATGCTGGCAGAACTGACTGCGGACGCGGGGACAACTGCCGGCGGCATTCAAATCCGTGCGCCGAACGGAGCAGCAGCAAATTATCTGCTCGGCGTCAGAGGCGCCAGTTTCCAAGACAACATCACGGCAACGACGTATTCAGCGCCGGTCACAAACGCGCTGACGCTGAATGGAAACCTTGGTGGCGCGGGGAGCGCGCGCGTGGATGCCGTGAACTTTGCGGGCGCAGGCGGTACTGGCGGCGGAAACTTTGCGAGCGCCGTACTCAACATCGGCCGTCGCAACAACGCGAGCCTGCCCTTCATCGGCCGCCTGCACCAACTCATCGTCCGCGGCGCGCAGTCGTCTGCTGCCGAGATCGCCTCCACCGAGCGGTACGTGGCGGGCAAGCAGGGCAGGGCGCTGTGACGGACATCTTCCGCACACTCATC